GACGAATTTTTGACGAAAAAAAAAAAAGAGGGTAGCAATTCCGCTCCCCTCAATTTGTTTTATTTATCTAATTCTACTAAGCGGTGCAATTCACCATTAACAAACCACATTTCACAACGCACGTTGTTTTGGTCAACCAAAGTTGCCATGTATAACCCATCTTGATTTGGTTGAATATCTTCTGCGAATTGATGTGTTTTTCCCTCAAATGTAAATACTTGTGCCATAGTGTTTTCCTTTTAATCAATATATCCTAACTGTCAACTAACAGTTGATTGTTGCAAGCCGTGCAACTCGGAGATAGATTAGATCACCATGCCTTTACTGTATAAAGTACACTACCACCTTTAAATTGTGTTCCCTCAAAATGCCCTAGCATCTCAACTCTACCAGCTTGATAACCGATAGTTTCATACATTTTCTTATCAATCACAGTAACACCAGCTTTTATTTTATGTTCTTTGTTTAGGTTAATCTTATACACATCGACTTTTTGCTCGTCTGTGTTGGCCACTACTGCGGTTCTATCAGATTTTTCTGTGGCCACTTTAGGTAAGTTAGGGTTGCTATGTGCAATATCCTGTTTCACCTTTTCTGCAGCAACTTCAACTGTAGGCGCTTGCGTGTAGTATGTCGCTACTGGTTGAGTTCTTTCCTTAATGGAAATAACTTCTTGTGCTTGTTGTTCTTTTACATGAATTGCCTTTGATAATTCTATAGGTGATTTAGCTTGTTGTTGTGTAATTACAACAGGCTTTTCAATCTGTTTCTGTTTATACAGATGATAGCACCCAACACACACTAACATAAATACTAGCATCGGAATTAGCACCTGTGCGGTGCGTTTGTGTGTTTTGATATAAATTAGTACCTTACGTAGATAAAACATTCACATATGCCCCCTCTACCTCTTCCATTAGCATTTTTAACGCTTTGAATTTCTCATCAGTAAATCGATTGTTAAGGCTATCCCTTAATGCGCTACTATTCCATTCAAGGCTCATGCACGTATCATAGATGCTAGCGATAAGGTCATAATCAAAACGCTTATCATCGATATAGGATAAGTTAGGCAATTCAATGTTTAACGCTTTCTCCATTAGTTTTAATGCATCATTGAACATATTGACGATTTCACCAGTACCATATTGTACCGCTCTACTCCATATAACATCCTTTAATGCATCAGAATGTTTTTCCACATTGAATAAATTTTGTTTAAGATACTCACACGCTACATCGTAGTATGCGGACTTGATGTAATCATGTTGCATCTTTTCAAAGCCTACCGCATCAACTGTGCCTAACTCTTGCCATTTTGCAATGAAGCCATCAGAATTGATTTCTCCACTATCAATCAAGGCTCTTGCGTAGTCGGTGTAAAAGCCACCTTGTTTTAAACCCCATCCAAGAAATGCATCAACACTACCACAATTACTTGCTAGTTGATATGTACCATAAGAGATACCGCCAGCATCATTGATGCCACTAGATACACACGCTGGATCACCATTACTTTCATACTCAGCACTCAACTGTCCTAATTCAGCCATTGTAATTACTCCTTTTCTTTGTCATTGCTGCCCCCATTCATATATTGGGAACGCTTAACACCACCAGTAGCACCGATATAACCACCTAATACACCAACTATTACACTTGCCAAGTCCTTTTGTTCTAAGTAAATAGTCATGATTAGTGCAGCTGCTAGTGCCACTAAGGTTATTGTGTCCTCATAGTTAATCTTCATTTAATCGCATCCTTTATTGATTTAACGAACGCTATCAATTCTTTAACCAAACTCATCGCACGCTTAAACCATCTAGTTTCTACTAATTCAAGTTCAATCATATTCTCTACAATCGATGCTAACTCAACCATGATTGGAACAAGATACATCAATGTAGATAGGAATACATCAATGCGACCTAACATTGGAATGTCTACATCAGGCAATGTTAAAAGAATGAACGATAAGAGGAATAACCACGGATAAGATTTAACTAATTTCTTAGTCATATCTGCTCGTAGTTTTCCACTTACAAGAAATCTGCGTTGGTGTCCATCGATTTCAACACTAGCCCATCCTCGCCATATGATCGCAAGGAACATATTTTTGAATGTGATTTCCCTATTAGTAGCTAAATTAAAATTGCGTGCCTCAACTAAGACACGCAATAATGTATCAATAAAAACCAATACAACACTTGTAAATATGGCTAGTGATATTCTCACCGCCTCGTTTACACTAAAAACTTCGACCATAAAAGATGGAAGAAAAACTTCAATCATACTTACTCTCCAATTCGTTCAATAGTTATAGTAAATTGATGCCGTGTTAAACTTACATTATCTCTCCATCCATTTATATTGAAAACAGTATCTGTTAAAAAATTATCTCTACCTGTTGTAGAAACATTAACCTCAATATCTTGCGATGCAGCTATAGTAAATTCATTAGTTTTGTCATACCCACCATGCACAGTCGCTCTATACTTTCCTTTTGGTAAGTACACAAACATTTTTTCTGTACCCCTAATGTCATAAGGTACCTTTCCCCATCGCCATGTATTAAACAATACAGGGTTAGTTTGAACATAACTCTTGCTACCATTCGATGTACGTTGCACAATAAGGGCGGTTTTATCACCGCCCAATCGTGCATAATATGTTTTACCATTAATAACTATTGGTAGTCGATTTTCGCCTACATCACGCAAGTTATCAGTCAGTCCAAATGTTAATGTATCGTTACCTTTTTTAATGTTTAAACTAGGCATTATTCAACATACACCTCGTTTCCACCATTAGCACTCCACAACTTCAATCGGCTATTTAATGATGTTTGTACTCTCCCCCAAGATTTCCATTTATCAGCCATAAACATTCGGTGGTACGTTTCACCATTGAACGCATGGAAAGTTTGGTCTATCATCTTACCTTTGCCAAAATTCATTACAATTAGCATCCCTTGTTTGTGGCTACGTGGTGGATTATTAGCACCGCCATCAAAGTTGATTTCAATAGCACCTTGTTCTGTGAATGTATTCCAATCTGTTGCCGTTTCAACTTTAGAATATGGAAAACCTAACTGGTCTACTTCTGTTTTCTTAACAAAGTTATCGTCTACATCCTTTTTCTTATAAATAGCCGTTCCGTAATGTTTTGTGGTAAGTACTGTGAAACTATCTGTACCATCATAGTGTTTAAATTCCTTACCTTTAATAAACGTATTAACGGAGTTATCGCCAAGTTCTACGTTACCAGCGGTAGATACTTTAGCCATACCAACACCATGTCCGTCAGGCTTATACCCCTCGATTAAAATGTTATTAGCCATTTTAAGTGCGCCATTTAATGTACCACCTGTTAGTTTAAGGTAATCAAGCGTTGCCAATCGTGCAGTATTGATAGAGTTTTGATAGTCTTTGTTTGGATCACCAACATAAATATCAACTTGGTGTCGCTTGTTTGGTTTTTCTGTTAAAACTGCAAAATAGAATTTTCCGTTGTAATAAGCTATATCTTCGATTTCAGTAGTTCTATTGATTTCAATAATCTGTTTAACAGTACCAAACGGAGTACATTCAACTAAACTGCCAAGTGTTGCACTCATGATGCAGCCATTTAACATGAAAGCGCCATTGTTATTGAAATCATCATATTCATAATCGACTTGATATGTTTTTAATTTTTTGAAATCATCGTTGTATAAATTGATTTCTCGTAATCGTTGTTGACCGCTAATAGGAACGATACTTACATAAGTCCGTGTGATTGGGTCATATCCAATATTAAATACACGTTCATTTAACGTGATAGTGCGTTCATATTGCATCGTATCTGCATTAAGTATTGTTAAGTTGTTACCATTTTTTAAGCCGTTAGCAAGATAAATTTTGTTAGTGTATTTGTTGTAGCACATAGTATTACAATGCCCCATCTTATCAGGGTCATTGAATTTATAAGTACCTACAATCTCAAATGTGGATGAATTGAGTTCATAGAATATTTGGTTGTTACCATCACCACTAATACAAGCTAACACAAATACATTCTTTTTATCGTTGTAGGTAAAGCCTTGGCATTGGTTGACCTCTTCGCCATATTGAATGTTCTTAACAAATGCAATATTAGATGCACCTTTTAACATTGGTGTTTCAGTAGGATAGAATGGTTTCACGTTGTTATACGTACCCATATCCATTACGCTATCAACTGTATTGAAAGTTAGATGTTCATTAATTTTGTAGATGCCATTAGGTACTAACAATATCTTATTTTTTAAATTATCGTTAGCACGTTTAAATGCTGCGGTATCATCCGCTACACCATCACCAACTGCTCCAAAGTCTTTTACGGAAACGATGCCATACAAACTATCTTTAGGTACAAACTTTGTATCGGCTTCTGTTTTTGTAATCAAACCACCGCCATTCGGTAGGGCGATTTGTTCAGCTTTACTTGCTGCGACTTCTGCACGTTTAGCAGCATCTGTTGCCTTGATAGCGTTACTTGCAATAGAGGTTTGTTTATTATCGATGTCATTTTTTAAGGTCTTAGCTTGGTCTACAAGATTATTAATATCTCGTTTATCAACAGTTGTTTGACCAGCGTAAGCCTTTGCATCTCTTACTAATCGCTCTGCCGTAGCAACATTAGTTGAGGATGTATCAAGTGCAGTATTAGCGGTTGCCAATTTATCATCAACAGTCGATGCTATCGTTTTGATTTCTTCGCCCAATCGGTTGATTATATCTGCATTAGCATTAATCTTATCGGACTTTTCAGAAATAACACTCATAGCATTAATTGCATCATTAGCAGCCTTTACGGAACGCTCAACAATATCTTTCGCAACTTCATTTGCGTTCTTATCACTATCCACTCGAATTTTAAGTGATCTATCTAAATCAGCTTTCATTTCTTGTAAGATAAGTACAATCTTATCCGTTGCGTGTTCGATATTCTCGAATGGGTATTCGTCAGGCAAGTCCATATCTTGTGAGATTGGTGTTTTACGCTCCAAGATAACCTTTTGCCCTACGGCTAGTGCATCCCCATTAGCTGGGTAAATTACCGATTTGGTGCTTTCGTCATAATCGATATTGCCAACTTGTACCGCCTCTGTACCATCTTCATCAACGATAGTTAGTTTAATATCCTCGATTTGGACAAAATCATATGGGAAAATAAACTTCTTATTCACCCCATCACATTGATACACTACAGATGGTTTTAGTACTTCTGGTGTCAATTTAACATCCCCTTTCAGTTGTATATAAATAGGACTACCCATTATGGATAGTCCTTATTTATCAATGTTGTTTCTTTTTCTCTTTTTTAGTTTTTAATCGTCTGTCAAACACTACCGCCATGATTACATCTTCCAAGGATGCATCGGTATCTGTGAAACCAAATTTAGCTAATGTCCACAAGCCATCAGTTACAGTATCACTAAACCCAGTTGCTCTGTTTGCTAACTGACTGAAACTTCTGCCTACATCTATACCATCTTTGTTTTTGCTCATAATTGCGTTGCCTAAATCGTAGAATTTCTCAACGATGCTTAATGCCATAACGCTATTACCTTTATTGAATACCTTTTCACCTAGAATGTATTTCATAGCCATGTTGGAAATATCACGCACAATAGGTACACCCATAGTACCTTGTGAAACTAACTCTTCGATAAATGACTTGGCCAAATCTTCAGGCTTATCATCATCGCCATTCGTCATAGCCTTATAAGCCATCATACCGATTGCTTGTGAAATCAAAGTCCACCATAGCATCTTAACGAACCTTGCATAATCGCCATTATCCTTACGTGCATAGTTGCCCTCTGTTATGATGTTATAAAGTGTATTAGCGTAAGAATAGAATGGAACGAATAATTGAGTGAATGTGGAACGTGAACGCTGAATAGCAGCAGCATCTTTCGTATCACCACTACCAAATATATCACGCACCGCTCTATCACCAGCTTCAATAGATTGTTGCTCTACCCATTCAGCACTCACACCCTCTTTACCAAAGAGTTCAGCTTGCTTTTGATCATATGCAAATTTCCACACAGGAACGGATAATGCAAAGTCTGTTTCTGTAAGTAATCTAAACCCCATTTGATTTATATCATCTCGAATGTCAGCTAACTGTTCTACCTTATAACCACCAACATTTGTATCACCTAATCGTAAGCCTTTACCTGCAATAGATAAACCTTGTTTTAAGTCTTTATCTAATGTTTGTATACGTTCACGCATGAAGATTGATTGACCCAATACAAAATCTCTAGTGTTGTTATAAGTAGTTGTGCCGTGTCCATAGAAACCAATACCAGCATGATTGATGGCTCTAATGGTATTGCCTACACCTATACGATAGAATGCAACAGGAATGTTCAATGCATTTTGTAAGGCTACCGATACTCGACCAGCCATAACTGCGGTTGATGTATTCTTTTTCAATGTAAGAATAAGTCTATCAATATCATTTGTTTTAGCTGCCTCATCTTGCCAGTTATCACGAACCCAAGTGCGCAAGAATTGGTAGGTATCTGCACCAAATTTATCTACAATGTAGTTTTGTAGTTCACGATTAGAGATTAGCTTATTAACATCTGTTACTGCTTTTCGCATTGTAACGTGGTTAATAGCCTCTGTAATAGCATTAGGAATAACATCAAAATCAAGCAACAATGATTTATCCTTAACCACATCTAAACGTGATTTAGTGGCACTCATACCAGTTCCCCATACTGCATTACTACTTACCATAGTTTTTGCAATATCTTCAACTTGGTTATCACTAACAGATGCATTTACTTTAGGGTTATACACAATAGGGAAATATTGACCCTCAATGTTTCTACCACCGATAGAGAATGTTAAACCCTCTACTTTCTTTAATGGGTTTCCGTAAAGTTCCTCTTGAACCTTACTACGTTCATCAAAGAATGAATTGATATGATCCCATGTACGAATAACAAATTCCCAGTCTTTATCAGTCATGTGTTCTTGGAATGCACGTTCAATTTCAACCTCATTTGCTTTTGTGGTTTCCATTACACGTTGTCTGTTGCTTTCAGTACCCCAGTTAAGGGCAATCATGATAAGTTGTTCTTTAGTTAAACCATATAAGTTACCAACTGTGTACAAGTGGTCATTACGCATATCGAATAGTTCACGCTTTGAATATATTCCTACATCCTTTGCTAGTCTACGCATTGATACTTCCTTACGTTCATTGAACGCTTGCGTAGCACGGCTGATAGGGTCATAGATGTATTTAACTGCAAAGCCGTTTTTACCGCCACCCATTCGTCTTAGGAATGTTTCAACTTTCATCAACGCTAAGTGGAAACCATATAGTTTACCGCTTACTGCATCTGTTTTAGTTTGGTTATTAAGAATGTTAAACACATCACCAGTTGCACCACCAAATGTTTCTGTAGCCTCACCAATGATTTCTTGTACTGCATTTTCAAACGATATGCTTTTACCATCATCATTCAAAATGGTTGTACCCTCATACTCGTTTCTGCCGTTCTTGTACATCCCAGTCATGAGTTCTTCTAATGTTTCTAATTCATTCATTGTGATTGATTTAAACGATTTAGGTGTTTTAGCGTAGAACATTTCAGCTATCCAAGGTTCTAATTGAACCATAGATTGTTGGTTAAGAATAAGTGCATCCACATCAAGTGCGGATAATACTGTGTTCATATCAAAACTATCAGTAGGTGCTAGTCCATCGTACTTAGTTAAACCCATTTGGTATGCCATGTGTGCGTAGAAATAACGCATATTAGGTTCAATAGCAATAGGGTTTTTAGGTCTAGTCATACGTTGTAATTGTTGTTTCAATTTCAATCGCAACTTCTTCGACTTTTCAAAGTTTTCAAACGCTACTCTTGCCCTTGCTTGTTGTAGCATCTGTTCACGTTTATATCCTAGTGCTTTATCGACCTTACCACCTGCCAATGCTCTATCAGCTTTCTTGCCAGCAGTTACCGCTTTGTTCTGATACGTTTTAAACTGAATAGCGTTAGAGATAGGCAGTTCACCTAATTCTTTTCTTGCTCTATTCATGTAATCGGAAATAGTACCAAGTCCAGCACCTCGAATAGAACGTACATTATTGATGCGGTCTTGCAATGCATCTTCCAATCGTTTGATACGATCTTCTGCTTTTTCTAACTGTTTTGTAGTATCAGTCAAAGCAGCATCTACTTTTTTCTTATCGGCTTTCAATTCATCGTACTTAGTAGGCTTAACCTCTTTTTCGATTTCAATTAACTCTGTATCAATAGTTTCTGCATTAGGGTCTAGTTTACGAATGCGCTCTAACAATTCCCAGTTCTTCGCTAGTTCACGATTAGTAGACTTTTGAATAATCTTACTTTCTTCTTCGGTTAATCTCATTTGACCTTGTGTACTAAGCAAGATTTCTTCTGCTATTTGCTCGTTGGTTTTGTCTGCATTGTTATCTTTCATAAACTCTGCTTTCGCATTGTCCATTTCTTGATTGATAGCATCGTTAAATGTAGCACCAGCTTGTTCTACTTCCACTTTCTCCAACTCTTCAATAGAGTTGTACTGTGTATCTTTCAACGCACCCTCACCAAACACGTTGTATCGTTGATGCTCTTTGTAGATAGGATATTGCTCAATCAATCGTTTTTCGATTTCAATTTGGATAGCATCCTTTTCTTTATCCCATTCCTTGATAGGTCTATTATCAAGTTCTTTCATGAGTTTTCGCATTACACGTTCTTTTGCTTTTTCTTTTACATCAGCAATATAAGATTGCATACGTGCTTGGTCTTGTTCTGATAACTGCTTATAGAGTTCAGTTTTTTCAAACTGTTCTAATTGTTGTTGCTCTGCGTATGCCTCTATATCCTCTTGGGTTGCAATCATACGTGCCATAACATCTTTAATATCAGATGGTACTTCACCACCTAATCGTTGAACGCTACGATAAATGTATGTTAGCCATTTGGAGAATTGACGGAATACTCTTTGCAATGCACTTGTTGGTGCTTCACCACTTCGCAAGTAGCTTTCCCAACCTCGTGCGAATTTTTCGTGTGCTTTCGTATTGTCTACGTTTTCACCATCAACCCAACCGCTCCACTCTTTAAGCGTATTCCAATCATCAAGTAATTGTTTAGGTGCATTTTCCATAGATGCTAGCTTTTGAATATCATCAAAGAATACATGACCCATTTCGTGTAAGAATGTACTTCTATCAGCTGTCTTGAAAATGCTGATAATGCGTTCACCATCTTTCATGATTTCTGTCATGCCGTTTATAGATTGGTTGTACTTTTCAATGACTTTGATTGCTTTATCATCGAACACTACATAGCATCGTCCATCTTGTTCGCCATCGTAGTAGATGCCTTTTATACCGATACTATTTAAAAATTCACTAGCTTTTTTAGCATTTTTCACATTATGAAGATTAAAATGTTCATCATTACCAAGTGCATGAGATAAAAACGAATACAACTGTTTACCATCAATATTTGTTTTTTCTAATGCACCATATACATCAGTCTTAACATTCGAGATAGCTTTTTCTTCACGTTCTCGTTCTAACTGTTTTTCTTTCTCGTATTGTGAATATAAATCATATCTAAACTTTTTATACACAGCTTCCAATAAATCTTCATTACCAGCTATGGTATCAATATTTTCATCTATACCTACTGACTTCAAAAATCTATCAATATTTCTTTTTTGAATTTTATTGATGTCATTTATTGTTTTATTTTTGTTATGTAGTTCAGATATTATGTACCCTACATCCATAAAGCGTGTGTATTTATTTGTCCATTCATCACCAATAATAGACCCTTTGTGATATTTAATTAATAGACTTGTAAAACGTTCCAGTTGTTCTTCTGACATTTTATGTAATCCGTTTTTCAAGCTATCTCTTACATATCGACTATATCCAGAAATAGGATATTGCTCTGGTAATAACTCTGTTTCATTTGGTATTTCTACTTTAAATAAACTGCTTTTGTTAGAACCTTGTGCTTCACTCAATACCTCTTTATATAGTTTGGATACTTTTTTATCTTTAGCAAAATACAAGCCCCATCCATGTGCTTGATTACCCTCACCAGTACCAATAGCACCTAAATCAAATGTGTCAAAATCATGTGGTGAACCATGCCATGCTGATTGATAATACTGATAATTATGTTTCTTTCGGAGATTGTCTAAATCAGTTTCGTTTGGTATACTATTAATAAATGAACGACTTAGTTTAATCCCCCCAAGCCATGGTGGCTGGTTTTTTGGATTATTACTAAGTCGTTCTTTGTTTATATATATTAAATCCCCACCCAATAACAAATCATAATACGCTATATTGGTATTTCTAGCATAATAAGATTGTACAACATGATAATCACCTCTATTATTATATTTGTTCAATAATATCGGCATCATTATAGGCTTTCCGTTTAAACCAATTACTTCAGTTATAATGATAATTTTTTTGCCATTATCTGCACTAAATATTGCAGATGGATTTGCAATGGTATTAGGTAACTGTTTCAACATATCAATGGAAACTGTATCATTATGTCCAGATAAAATTCTTTTACCGTTAGGATCAAATACAGGTGAACGTAATATTTTATGCAAAACACCGCCTGTAATTTTGATTTTTTTTAAGTCAAGATTAATCAACTTAAAGACTAATGGTGGATCCATTATATCTATTGTTTTTTTACTTCCTATATTATTAGCATTATCTACATTGTTAGCCCAATCACTTAATACTTTATCTAGTTTGCTTTCCCATACTGCTTTTGTATTTTGATTATAACCTTTTTGATTATCTAAAACTGCATTCATATTAATACGCACACTATCACGGAAATAATTCATAGCGGTGTAACCGCCTTTGCCCATTTGTCGCATATATTGTGCCATTATATCAGCGTGTTGTGCCATCAATAATGCATTTGCTTTTGCAGTTTCACGTTGTTTTCTATTTGTGCTTTCACTAATAGCTTTAACTACTTCGTTGTATACATCATATCCACTTTTAGATAATTGCATCCGTAATGCTATGTCATTATTCGCCAATTCAAAGACTTTATCTTTCATAGCCTCTAAACTTTCGATTTGCATCAACATATGTTCCATATCTGCATAATGTGCATCAGATTGTGCTAATGCATCAGCATTACCATCTAAACTAGCAGTTGTAGTTGCTCGGCTATACTCATATGCTGCTCGTCTACGTTCTGCATTGGTACGTGGTGCTTTACCGCCATTGTTAGCTTTATAATCAACTAACCATTGTGGTTCAATACCAGTACTTACCGCATCATTGATAGATTTATCTGCATTGTCAAAATCACTAGCATAGTTTTCTCTATACTGTTCTTTTAACGTATGCAATAAGTTATTGAAATTACGTTTAATGTTCGTAGGGTCAGATAGTACCTCGTTAAGTACTTCACGATCTACATCAGATGCACCATCAAATTCATTACGGATAATATCATCTTTGATACGTTCCGCACGTTTAGAGGTATCATCTTTCAATACAGATTTAGCAACATCTACTTCTTGTTTTGCACGTTCTAGCGTAGCCAATGACATACTGCCACGTGTAAAGTATGATGTTTGTTTCAATGCAGCTACTGTTTCATCGGATAGGTTCATAGATACTTGCGCATACGAACCAATAGGAATTTCAACAGGTGCATCAGCCTCGATAGCTGCTTTAACTTCCTCTTGCGTTACTAAGCCGTTATCAACCATATCACGTATTGCAAGTTGTCCGTTTTCAGATTGTACTAATTCAGCTACATCTACATATTGAGTTGATACTCCAACCTTATCGCCCTGTGCTTGTACGATTTTTCCGTATAGTTCAGGGTTTTCTTTTGCAATCTTATTAGTAGCACTATCCTTACGGACATTATCCATAATAACTGCACCATTGCGGTTTTGTTCCGCTATGATTGCTGCTTGTTGTTGTTCAGGTGTTAGCTTTTGGAAATCTCGAAAAGCCTTTGCAGTACGCACACCACCTACCGCACCACCGATAGCACCAAAACCGATTACCGCTGGTAAGGCTTGTTTCATAGCATCTAATGAACCAATAGCAATATCGCCTACGCTATAATACCCCTCTAAGTCATTATCTTTGCGTGTTAGGTTATGTTGTACCTTTTCGTTTACATCTTGCAAACCCTCTTCAAAGAGTTCAGGTACACCAGCTTTAATAGAGTTCTTAGCCATCTGTGCAACAGTTGTACCAATACCTCTATCAAAGGTTTTTACAGTATCACCAACACCAGCACTAATAGCTTTTGCAATCACACCTTTAGGTGCTACGGCTTTAAACGCTTTACCCATCGCTGCGGTTGCTGCAAACTCAATGCTTGCATCAATAGCAGCATATGACATAGCGTATTGATTAGCCTCTTGGTCTGTATATACTCGGTTTCCGTTAGCATCTTTCTTTTGAATGAGTTCAACGTATTTATTGCCAAATGACATTTTATACATATTGTATGCCATGTCAGCACCGCCACCCCATTTAGCACCAGTAGCAGCACCAGCAGTTGCACCTACACCCTCTGTAGCCAAGCCACCAATTAATGCACCAGCAACTGCACCAGCTACCGCACCTACACCGCCTTGTTTCGCCATCATATAGCCTTGACTAGATGTTGCACCAAGTACTTCTTCTAGTGGACTACTACCATCAGGTTTCCTATAACTTTGTATATTGTTTTGTAATCGATTAATCTCATCGGTTAATTCGCTAATCTTTTGTGGATCAGATTCGTGTGCCAAGGCAAACCCAACATCACCTAACTTCATTTGGTCGTTCATCGCCCAAATACTTTGTTGCATCGCATCGAATACACCTTTTGTATTCTTTATTGATTCAAGATTGTTTAATGCTTGAATGCCCTCTGCTTGTGAGCTATATTTCACCTTATAAAGTTCAGGAAATTCATCGTAAATATCTTGTAAAACTTGTCCCCGTTCTACTCGTCTAGATAGATAATCAGCACGTTCAAATGCTCTATCATCACCAAACATAACTGTATCTGCACCGATATTTAAAGTTTTAGCAATACGTAAAGCCTCATTAGCACGTAACTGTTCATTGTTATACAAAAACAATCTATCAGTATTACTAACAAACCCAGCTGGTAAAGCATTAGGCAATGACTGTCCTAATTGACCTATCGATTGTAATAGGTTGCCTTGTTGTCCAAAAGGTGAAACTGTTTCTGTTCCATCTGTATTTTTAACGCTAATAGGTGTACTAGCGATTGTAGATAATGCATCTGCCGTATTTTTTGCAATGCTTGATACTGTATCTATACCTGCACCAATAGCCTGTCCTACAGGTGTAAAACCACCTACAGGACTAGACTGTACACCAACGCTAGCGGTAAAGGAACGTGGACTATCTCCACCATGTCCACGTATTAACGCTTGAAACTCTTCACGCTCTTGTTGATTAATATCAGCCATTTGTGTATCTCCGTTGTAATGCATTGTATTCTGATTCGTAAATATCTTTGGTTGAGCCATCTCTATATGTTACTCGGATATAGTGATTTCCTACAGGTTCAGCATGAACAATACCGATAGCTTGGTTACTTGCACCACTTATAGTAGATGAATAATCATCTCCATCTCCAAAGTATGGTTTACTTGTACTACGTAATGTGCTTGTTGCTACTGCAGCATCAAAAATTTCATCTTTTTCAGCATCTGTAGGTGGTCTATGATGTTTGATTTTAAATTCCTCAATGCGACCTGCCATTTCTTGTTTAACACCATATTTAAAGCTACCAGCCAATGTTTTGTCTTCAGGCATTACTGTAGCAAGTTTATATTCATATGGAGTTAAATCAATGTTGCTAGCTTTCTTATTGTTATCATCGATTTCAAGTAACGATGCATCAAGTTCATCATCCATGATTTTATTAGGCAACACACGTTCTGCATATGCTCGTGTCTGTTCGTAGGTATGAGATTTTGCATACTGCTTAATACCCCATTTTTCTTGCGCCGTCATTTTCAAACCTTTTTCATAGATTCTATCTAGCTTAGGTCTTTCGCTTGCCATTTTGCCACTCCAATATTCTTTTTCTTCAGGAGTAGTTGCACCTGCTAGTTGAACCTGTGCATATTGGAATGCACCGCTTACATCACCATTAGCTATCTTTTGATTTAAGATTGTTTGACCTGCTTGTAAGCGATCATTGATAGCAATCTTTCTAGTTTGTTCTTGCAATGTGTAATAATTTTTGTAGGCAGTTTTAGCCTCATCTTCAGCTTTCTTGATTTGGTCTTCTGAATACTTTGGACTACCACCACTAGCCATAGGTGCATTTCTCATGCCTGCTGAATAGTTAGACTCAGAATCAGTATAATAAGAATTTTCCTTTAAAATATGCGCCCATGTATTTACATCATTTACATCTTTCAAACCATCATAATGCCTTAAAAAACTTTGTACATAATCATCTGCAAAGTCTTCATCTGTTTTGTATACCTTGTAATAATTAGTGCCACCATCTTGTTGTCGGTTTTCCTCGCCGTTTGGTTCAGCTTGTGTCAACCCAGCATAGTTTCTATTTTCTGTTTGTAACTTACCAAAGTTAGCACTACCGCCTGTTTCGTGATAAAGTTGGCGATAAACCATTTCTGCATTATATCCATATTTTTTAGATATATACTGTGCAATTCCCCATAAATGCGTGTCAGCACCAGCACCACTTTTCAATGCCTCTTCATTTTGGGTTTCCATCTTGGCTCTAACATACATGGCAGCACTACTCATGCCTTGGTTTAAATCATGCCCATACATCTGATACAACTTAGCATATGTATTATCATCATTAACTAATTTGTTGATATTCATTTGATTAGACATTTTTTTGTATGGTGTCAATACATCTTCACCTACAACACCACTCAATGAAGTCAAAAGGTTTTCAACTTTGGTTGAATCATTTTCCGCTACGGCTCTGTCAAGCAACTGTTTCCCAGTTTGGTCTGTGTTAGCACGAATTTTTTCATTAATCTGTTCATCATCTAAACCTAACTCTTTACCTGTTGATCTATATAAATCACCCATCAATGAAATTGTTTTCATTTGGTCTGCCATGTTATCAGAACGAACGGCTGAATCTCTTAGGCTGGTAATTTGGTTTTGAGTGGCTGTACTTAATGCCGTTTCATATTGACCTCGTGAATATTTAGAGATGTTATTGTAATCAGTTGTTTTAGATGTTTCAACGGCTTTGTTAAATGCGTTGATAGCATCATTGGTTCTGAATTTATATTTCTCCAATATATCCTTTTGTATTTTGTCTACACCGACATTATAGTCAGGCAATATAGATTGAGCATTCATACCTTTACGAATCATCAACCCATCTTTATCATCATTGAGTAATTTGTTTGTACTATTATTAAACTCATTGATGGCATTAGTTACATCGATATAGTCTTTCCGTTTATCAATCTCTATCCATGTATTAGTAGCATCTTGCAATGCTTTTGTCATGGCATTTAAACCACTCGTGTTACCACCATAAGCCATTTCATTTACATTAGCCTGCACACTACCATTAATGGTGTTTAAGCGTTGATTGCTATCATAACCTATTAACTTCATTAGATACCCCACCTATTATTTCTGATAGCACCTTTGGTTACGAATTTCATCTTAGGCATACCAGCAGCCTCTAGTGCATCACTAGCTGGTGTGTAGTAGTTATTACCAGTACCAACACTCTTACTAGCATATTGACCTTTAAGACCATAGATACTAGATGCACCACTTAATATCGTACCTAACATTGCCATTCTAGTTTGTTTCTTAGCATTACTTGCCGCTGCACGTGCGGTGCTTGCCTCGTTGCGATAGTTCATTCCATTAAGATATTCATTGTAGATACTGTTGTTCTTGTTGTTTTCCCAATTCTGAATATCCTTGTTGTATTCGTCATAGCTACTAGCCATTAACTGTAATGGTGTACCAGCCATCATCAAGCCACTAGCACCAGTTTCTGCCGTGTTCTGCCCTTGTATAAGTCGCATCTTATCGGACATTTTATCTCGTTCTTGCAAGGCTTGGTCTGCGATTTGCTCTTGCTTGCGATCACTAATACGTGCATTAGCCTCTGCTACCATTGCTTGTTGTGCGTACATTGCAGCTTGCGCCTTACCTTGTTGGTGTTGAGTAAACAACGTACCAACCATGCTTGCTGCGGTTAATGCAATAGGGTTACACATTCGCATCCCCCTTTCTCAATGTGAATAAAACCATATCCCCATCGTTAATATCGTAATGAATAACCGCACCTAAAGATTTTAGCCATCTAATGGTGCGGTAATTTTCTTTGTGTATGTAATTAAAAAGTACTTCCCTAGTTTGTAGCCATTCCCCAATGATATTTCTACTAACTTTTATAAATTGCTTTTGCAATGTCAAACTACGTTCAAAATCTTTACTCCCCAAAAAGTAAATGCAATGCATACCATTTAATGATGTGTTCGATACCCCATACACACATAATGGCTTGTAATTATCAATAACAATACGACTTTGATAATCTTCCCCAAGAATATCGTTCACAAAGTCATTTTCGCCATAGTTTGATTTTTTTCGATTGATATATTTAACCTCTAAGGCATCTATCGAACGTAAGTTGATGTATAACTCACGAATTAACGAAACGTGCTTAGATGGGCAAATATTACATTCCATGAACATTTGGGAAACCACCGCCAATTTCTACTTCTCTTGTAACCGCTAACAGGTTAAATGGGAAAGGTTTTGAGTGCTTTATGCATATTTCTGTATTTGTATTAACGCTAGTTGCTATCTTAGGTAACACGATTACAGTATCACCAGTAAATAGCGATTTAGGTTTTAAGATTAAATCATCTACATCATCAAATGTTTTTCCTACGCTACCGCCATATGAACGATATAACCGCAACGCAACTCGTGTTATAGTTACCAATCTACATTGCAATGTACCATCGTTTATTTGTTGCTCTACGCTAGGTATTTTGATTTTAGTAGTGTATGGCAAACCAACAGTAATTACATTTGCTTTACCATCTAATTTAATAACACCAGTCGGTGGTACTACCCTAGATGGCATCTGTTGTCCATCAACTACTATGTCTACCATTTGCCCTACTAGATGAGGTGCGTTGATGTAATCAGTCTTGATTGAATTAGCAACTTTAACATAGCAATCTAGGAACACATCGGAATTGTCCTCTGTATATAGTGGAATACTACGTTCAATGCATTTCACATTCTTATTATTAATCACACGATCTACCACAAAATAGATTGTGTCTTGTTCACCCTCTGCCACACTTTCAACATATCTGTACTTGCCATTAGTAACAAAGTGCGACCAACCATATACCTTTTGTTCAGGGATATAGGTTAAACAGTTGAGTTGCCCATCATCTCTTACGTAGTAGATGATACTGTCTGGGTCTTGTGCATAAGCACTTGTAATCGCTACATGACCTTTTACTAAAGTCTTAACAAATAGTGTAAGGTCTTGTCCTGTGTAGTTGTCGCTCTCGTAAGAGTAACCCATATCACGAACAGTACCGCCACGCTCTTGAACGAACACGCATCGATTACCGATAAACTGTGGTTCGCACTTTAACGCACCACGTTGTGTTTGTGTTTTCAAATAGCAGTTAGTAGGTGTAATGGTTTTGCTCCCATCAACTATCCACTCATTACCACTTGTTAAAACGATTAAGTCATTAGCTGGTACAAGGTGCCTAATTTCATACATCTTGCGGTTGATTACTGGTAGTGTGATTGCGCTATCATCTGTGATTGTACCGCCTACTTTTTCAACCCCAAAGTTAGGATAATCACCAGTACGGCTAAACCAAATATAGTTAGGTTTGCTATCAGTAGCAGCAACTACAAATCGGTCTTGATAGAATGTACATAGTTTCGGATAACCTCTACCCCTATTCCAACTGCCTAACTTCCATTGGTGGCTAGGTTCACCCTCTTTAATACCATTCAGAACATTAACCTTTGCGTTCTTAGCATCGGTTACGCTTTTAATCTCGACTATACCATATTGAGTAAACGGCATAATAGATAAGTCGCAATTAACAGAACCACCTTTAATATCGGAGATATATTTCAGCCTTGCTCCAGCCTCTATCTTACCTGTGTCAGTTACATTGTAGTCATTCTTAGATGTGTACGTTCTGTAGTCTTTCCAAGTTTGACCATCGTTATTTGAGATTTGTAACTTTACAGTACCCTCCCATGTTCCGTGTGTTGTGAATTTCCACGATAACTCTGTATCAGTACTATACGCACCAACATTGTAATTGATATTATTATAGGTCTTTTCGACTGTTTGACCTTGCATATATCGTCTTACTTTTTTCTCCACAACTTCGCCAGCGGACTTAGTGTGTACCGCTTCTACATAGTATGCAATCTGAATTACACTACCAACCATATCTTGCGTGAAAAGGTCTTTTGTAGATGTGATCGTATCACCATTAACAGTTAATGTGTGTCCATTATCGGTGTTGATTTCATCATAAGGTTGTTCGGTTAGCTTATATGCACCCAACCGCCAGTCAGCATCACTATATCGTGATAGCGTTTGAATAGGGTACTTACCACTACAAATAAACATTACATCGCCACTTTGGATGCAGTTTAATTCACCTACAATGTCCGCCTCAAATGGTGTTGCTACTTCAACATTTGTATACACACCATTCCGCCACACCCTAACATATCTATCACCAAATTCAAGCATGAATGATTGGTTCTTGTTCGTAGTAAATTCAAACAGTCTAACTGGTTTATCATTATGTTTAGCATAGCCAATAAACTGTGAACCTTGCCTACGTGCTACCGCACCATAAGGTCTAATAACCGCATTTTCAGCAAGTAGTAATGCACTTTTATATTGTTCTAAGTCAAATCGACTAGATACATCAGGCGATACCTCGCCTGTAGTAAATGCGACTTGTCCGATAAACATCGGTTGCATATTACCAACTCCTTGCTTTCAAATAGCTAGATACATAAGGCATATCTAGTCTACGTTCTTTAGCACTCATAGATTTTGCCTCTTGTAATGCTGCTTGATATAACTTGTACGATTGGTCAAACAAACCACTATTGCCAGTCAATGGCATAGCTAGGTCAGATGCCATCTTACACACTAATGCTTTAACGAATATAGGGTTCATTACATCAGCATCGGTTATATCGTACACATAATCAATGTGCATCAATGGCACATCAGATACGATGTACTTTGTATTGTTATCAGTTAGGTAAACATCATATTCACGTTGCTTTTCCGCTCGGTATCGTTCACCCTGTGGAATTACCGCAAGGATGCGAACGCATTTTTCAGGATATGCATACACATAACCCCAACCATCTATCTTGTGTTCAGATAGCACCGCACGTTCACGTTTTCGTGCAAAGTTCCATTCAAACTGCTCTAACAATACTCTACGTGTTAGATCATAATGTAATCTGCATTGTCTAGCAGGTTCTGTTTCTTCCGTCATAGAACGAATGCGACCTGCATTGATAAGAGATAATGCTTGATTACAGATGTCAGTAGGTGTCATTTGTTCCACCTTTCTATAAAAAAAGAGGGGGCAAAATACCCCCTCGTTCAATTATTCAGCAGCTTCTTCCGCTTTTTTACCACGTTTCTTTGGTGTAGGTTCTGCCTCTTCGACTTCCTCTACTTCTGCGGTTTCTTCTGCACCAACAGTTTCAAACAAATCTTTGAAGTAGTCCTTATCGTATTCGGCTACCTCTTCTTTTGTAAATTCAACTGTTGTTCCCTCTTCAATTAGACCCTTTGTATTATGATAAAGGGTTACTTTTGCAACGTATTCCATATTAGCCACCTCATTTAATGTTAATGCCACTTGTTAAGAATGCGGAGATTTGACCGCCAGTCATATTGTTAGCGTTGATGCGGATGTATTTCTTACCACCATTAGCTAAACGCACTTTGTATTCTGTGCCAGCTGGTGCATTAGCTACCATTGTAATGCCATGCAATAATACCGCATTAGCCATGTTATCTGTATCAGATGTGTACACGTTAAACAATGGTGTGCCAGTTACTGTTTTGTCGATGCGAATTACAAGAAATAAGTTAGGGTCTGCATCACCAGTACCACTCATAATTACATCGGAGTTAGTGTTAGTTGTAATATCTTTTTTCCAAAAGAAAGTATTTTGAGTATCAATAATCATATATCTTTATCCTCCTATTAATTAGCAGTAACTCGTGCTTCTGTGGAAAGCAATGCATCGATTTTACGTACTGGAATACCATTAGCACGTGTAACCATTTTACCCATTTCCATATCTTCTGTAATTGTAGAACCATGTACTTTGTTCTTTTGCAAACGTAAGAATGTACGCAATTCTTGGTTCATGTACCATACAGGGCGGCAGCCTGTAATAGATTGCATTCTTTCTTCTGCACGGATCATCAAATTAATCAAATTAGGACCTGCGGAAATATCTTCCTTAATGGATTTCATATCGATATTTGCGATACGTACAACATAGCGCCAATCACGAACACACAAACCGATGTTTTGTTCAAAGTGAGTGCGATATGCCTCGAATAAAGATCCATCAGGCTTAGTGATTGTTGTTCTGCCCTTGTCTTCTTGTTGCAAGCCAGCCTCTGTACCACGTGGATAGATACCATGTACAGTAAGAGGACCCCAACCTACAAGCCACATGGATGCAAGGTTTGCAGTACCACCAGCATCGATAATGTTTTTAGCGCTATCAGCTTTCTTAGGGTCTAATGTGTTGAAATGTGCGGACAAACCAACGAATTTTTCAGGTGTGCTTTCATCACCATAGAAAATAGTACGTGCGATTTCTTGCCCCATAGCCTCAACAAATGCAGCATCTTCTGTAGCACGGAATGCCACAGGGTCATTAGACAATTTAACCAACTTAGCATCTACTTCGGAGTAAGCCTCCAACATACCGCAAGTGTCGGTAATTTGTTTTGTAGTAGATTTGCTAGGTTGTACACCACCATAAAGCATGCGCCATGTAGCCTCAGGTAAGCCAGTACGTACAGTTGTTTTATTAGATGTACCATCATTACATTCAATCATTGTCATGTCTTGAACGATTTCGTTAGATTGGTTTAATTGTTCAATGATTTGTGCGATTTTTCCGTTAGGATCCATACGCTTTTGCAAATCAAGTAAAGTAGGGTTTTGTGTACCGATTGTAGCCATAAATTAGTTTTCTCCTTTTATTCAAACATACTCGGATATAAATTTCGTCTGATTGCATCTTCTGATTGAGTACTGCCAGTTGGTTGACCGCCACCTGCATTGTTATCTTCTGCAGCCATATCAGCGATTTTCTCAAACATTTGGATAACTTCAATACGATTACCCAAGCCGTTTTCAGCTAAAATTTCACGAATGTTAGGAATTGTTTTTTCGATTAACTCCATACCAGCCGCTGCCTTTTGTACAGTTGCATCATATTTACTTCCCAACACCTCTTCTGTGTGTTTTTTGTACCCCTCATACTGTTCAATCAAAGCCTCTTGTCTTTTCGTTTCATAAGCAGTTACAAGGTCAGTAGCGTACTTGTTACCAAACTTAGCCATCTCGACTGCTTGGTCTTGCGTAGCACCTACGCTATTGAGTAGCTTAGAAAAGTCAGCTGCGATTGTTTGGTCTACTTCGCCACTATCAAAGGCTTGTGTAAAGTCATACACAGTAGGTTCTGCAGGTGGTTCTTGGTTGCTGCTTGTGTCAGCACTACCACCGCCTAATATTGTGTCTTGGGTATTCGTGTTAGCATCCGTAGTAGGTGTACTACTATCTGCACTCGTTGTGTTATCATTCGTGCCTTGCGTTAAATCTTCTGCCATAGTCATTCACCTTTTTCCTCTAAATTTTTAAATAGTTTCTGTTGATTGATATATTCCAGTTGTGCTTGATGGTATTTGAGTACACCCTCAACACCATCACCGATAGCGCCAAGCATTTGCATATACTTTAGACCTACACTTCTTTTACCCTCATTGAAAAAGGTTTCTGAATTGCCAGTAAACGAACGCTTTAGAATGTCCGTATTGTCTAAAAGCCTACAAAAAAACCACCTACCTAGTTCTGTACTAAGTACGTGGTTAAGTGCATCAATATCACGATCACGAATATAATCTTGTTTAGTTTTCATCTACACCCCCATGCCCATTAACTGTTGCATTACTGGGTTTCCGTCATTGGCTGCATCTGTTGCTTGTTTAGCAGCACCAGCCATTTGAGGTGCTAGTTGTGCCATTTGCATTGCTTGTGCTTGTTCTTCTTGCTCTTGTTGTGCTTGTTGTTGTTGTTCCATGATTTGTTTATACTCATCATTAGAACGAATAACCCTAGCTGGTACACCAAGGTTTACACCATAAATGTCCGCTGCCTCTTCAAAGTTAAATTTCTGAACGATGTTCGCATTGCTCTGTGCTAATGACACAATGAACGCATAGTACTGTTCAATATTCACCAAGGATGACATTTTCTGTGCCTGTGCTAGCGGTGAGATGTATTCAATCTTTACATCTAACCCATTCAGCATTTCCGCTACTTCATCGTCAATTGGAGGGAATATTCCAGCTCTATCCAATATGCCATAAGTACGTTCAATGATAGGGTTCAAAAACTCACTTTGTAAGCGTTCAACTACAGGACCTAACTGTTGCATCTTTTCTTGTGTACGCTCCATAACTTCACGTGCGGTCATTTGTCCGCTATCGATGTTATCAAGCATTAAGAATAAATCAGCACTATAGGCACGTTTAATGCTTTCAGATACGAATTGTATCTTCGCTTGTACGTTTGCAACATCAATACCTACATTGAATATCGGTTCAACCTTACCGCCAGTATCAACTTCCGTTACACCGCCTGGAAATAAATTAACACTACCGATTACATCAGATGTAGCACTCATAGGTGGTTTAATACCTAATTCGATTGCAGTTACTAAGTCTTTTTCAAGCAGTTGTAACATCTGTGCATCGGACTGTGCGAACCATGCACACCCTTTACCATAACCGCTTAGATCATGTGTGGTATGTCTAGCAATAGGAATAGACCATTCCTCAAAGCCACTATGTCTTAGTACTTCATCGGAGTTGCTCCCCTCTATCCAATAAATAGATGAGTAAGGCATATTCTTATTACCTAGTTTTCCGTTACGGTCTTTATTAGGTGTTACCAACCAACACACAACATGAGTTGTTGCATTACCTTTGCCATCGTCATATTCACGTTTGACTTGTTCTGTACAAGCATCATAACCAAACTCTTCAACAAGCTGGTCTGCAGTCATGCGGTATTTTCTACCAAAGGTGTTTACCTCACCATTACTGCCACACTCTAATGCATATGTACCGACTGGATAAGATGTAAACCTTACACCAAACTTAGGGTCAGGCATGATAGACATAGGCGCTTGTCCAAATGGTAACTCCATATAGGCTTGATGCACTACGTTGTAGAAATTAGACTTAGCAAATACTGCATAGAGTATTTCTTCACGTTCATCAAGTACCTTACTAACATCACTATTAGCTGCTAGGTCAGTATTCTCTAATGTTAGCTTAAACCACTTTCGACTAGGTGGTGTCATGCCACTCATTACACCTGATGCGAATATTTGGCAGCTTTCCCAAGCCACACCATTATTTATTTTGTCGGTGTAGACTTTCGATTGGTCTTGTTCATCGTCAAACAGTCCAAGGAAAGGTAGTTGATAATCTCGAATATCTTTCCACTTAGCAACGTACTTTTGACGATTGTTGAACATAGCATTAAACTTTGCCTTAATTTTCGTGTAATCACGTTTCTTAGGCATCGCATTTGTCGGTTGTCTAGCAAGCGTTGATAGGATAGTTCCTTGCATTATTAACCCCCTAATGTGTTCTTAGTGCCAGTTGTTGCCGTGGAAAGAATTGTGCTTTCATAACCACGTTTGCCTTTACGCTTTTTAGCATACCAATCCTCACCAGTCATTGTAGTTGCATCATCTGTTTGTACAGTCGGTGCTGGTGCTGGCATTGGTGTATCAGGCATTTTATTCTTCATGCACATTAAATCACCCCTTATCTTTTAAATGGATCATACTCAGTATTAGCATGAACCCTACTCCCTACATTCACTTTTTTATTGACCCTGAACGCAAAGGTCAAGGCTAATGCATCGCCTTTATTTGGAGATGGTAAGCCACGTTCTTTCATATCCTTTTTACTTTCAAGTTGTATTCTGCCGTTCTTATCGATGATAGCCTCAGGACTTGTTATATCGTCATATAACCCTTGGTCGTTAGGTGGAATAGAACCGCCCTCTTTTAGCCATTCTTTCATCTCGCCCCACATATACGCTCTCATGTTGAGATACATATCATTAGGTGCTTTACCACCAAAGGCAACTAGCCGCCATTTTCTACCCATTGACTTGCCAATACTGTAAATACCAGTTCCGTACCCTTGGTCGATGAATACCGCATCTGCTTTGTATTCATCTTCAAGTTGTGCGATGAGTTGTGCCATTCGCATATCATCATCGTTCTTTTCAATGGTTGCCAAACACTTCATAGAGTAGCCATTACGCATTACAATTTCTAATGTATCGCCACCAGTCCATGCTGGGTCAACACCAATGATCGTTGGTAAGTTATTAAACTGTCCAACTTTGTATACTCGTTTCTGTGCCTCATCTGCTATTTCTGCGGAGATAAACTGTGTATCAGATGCACTAGGGAATAAACCTCGAACACGAACCTTTACAAAGTCGCTATCTTCACCATGAATATCAACCCATTCTTGCAATTTAGCTTTGTTTGAGATTTTAACAGTACGGCTATCTATTTGATATGTAGTCCAATAGTTCCGATGTTTTCTGAAACACTCTCTAAAACGTCCACTATTACGTGTAGGGTTACCAAACACACACCATATGATTTCCGTTTCTTTGTCTGTTAAAGCACCCTCTGTTACTTCCCATATCTTATCGGAAATAGCTGATGCCTCATCAAAGATGATAAGAATACGATTACCTTGATTGTGTAGACCAGCGAATGCCTCAGGGTTACTTTCACTCCACGGAATAGCATCTATCCGCCATGTCTTTTCATACTGTTTGTCAGCACTAAACAATGCGGTAGCCGTATAGGTGAATAGTTCTTTACCTATAAATAAGTTGTACCATTTGTTAAGTTCCGCCCAAGTCTTAGACTTTAACTGTGTATCAGTATTAGCGGTTACAACTCCACGTGTGTTTTCATGTGTAGCAATAGCAAACAGAATTAATAGTGAAGAAAAGGCGGACTTCCCAATACCATGACCTGATGCAACTGCAATTTGTATTGCCTTAGCTAATGACTTTCCCTTGCGTAGTTCTTCACCTATTCTCTTGAAAGTCTTAACTTGCCATTCATCAGGACCATCAAAGTTTTCTAAAGGTGTACCTTTTTCACCCCAAGGGAATGCAAAATAAACAAAGCCTAATGGATCATGAGTGAACGAACCCAACGCATCAATCAGTTGTGCCTTGTTGTACTTCATCTGACTTCACCCTTGCTTGTTTCATCCTATCAGATATATCAATCTCTATTTCTGCATCAAGTTTCACCTTATCGGTAAATAACATATGCCGTTTACCTAAGAGTTCCGCTGCTTTCGTTCTATCTGCTACAGATACATCTAAACCAAATGCATCTTTTTCTTCGCCGTTCATAACCTTAGTTAGGTACTCTAGCACTTCATCAGCCGTTGCGATTGTATTTTTACTACGCTCATTCATGACTGCATCTATATATTGGCGCACGTTTATTTTTGTTAATAACTGGCTACCCTTACTTCTTGCCGTCTTTTCTGAATATCCAGCAGTAATTGCGCTTTGTGTTCCGTTGGTGGTCTTAACGTATTCATCAGCGAATATGCGTTCTTTCTTAGTTAGTTTTTGTGCTAATTCTTCTATATTCGTCAATGTTACTCACCACCTTTATATGCTTTAACTAAAAAAAGTAACACCTCGTGTTGCTTGGTGCTACTATACTCACTTTCTTTTTTATAGAGTTGTTTAGATTTAAAGGTCTTACCCTTTTTGTACTTATGAGGGAATGTTAGTTTATATTCCTCTTCCGTGTACATTCGACTGACAATATATATCTTGCAAGGCTTATCGTATTTACTCCATGATTGCCGTACATCGACTACATATCGTCTGCCGTTCATTTGTAATGCTTTAAGTAGTTTCTTTATCGTTGGTTGATAATTCACATCCAACACCACACAATACCGATTAAGATTAATACACCACATATGATAGCTAAACCATCGATGAGTGTAATCATTGTATCGCCACGATGTTCGTAAGCGTATTTCGCCTTAGCTTGTAACTCTTTGTTGTTCAAGTCTTTGGCTGCTTGTTTGAATAGTTTTCTATCTTCAATAAATTGTTTGATTGCTTTAATCATTTCAGCACTTCGCCACCTTTCCTTTTTAATTTCCCATGTGATCGTACACATAAGCCATGATTACATTTACTAGCACCGCCATATGTTATGTACGTTTGGCATAAGCCATCATATTCTATTGTCTTTGCGGTACATATGCCATTCTTATTGTTAAGGCATTTCTTTTTACAACACATTACATCTGTCATAATCTCCCCTTTATGATAGATTTATGCAAGAAATGGAGTATATCGCCGTGGATATACCCCATTTTGTGATAAATTTATTCATTTTGTTTATGTTAATTATTCAAAACCGAAGTTATACCATCGCTCTCTTGTCGATGTAACACATAGGAATTAGCATTTCTTCTAAAACTCTATATCGTGTGTTAAGTACCTAGGAAACAAATATAACTCCAGTTTTCAATGATCACTCAAAATTGCATACCGCATAATTAAAGCCTAAGCACGTTCTAACCTTTGTTAAAACGCAAATGCGGTACACACTTTTCAACAATCATTACACACTCAATACCAGTAGCTAACATTTGATGAATTATAATCACGTGTTAGGCTAAGTAATAACAAGTTATGAATGGAGGCGTTAGCTACCAGTATTCAATGTGTAACCAATGTAGGGTAAGTTCATATCTATGAAAGTGATAATGTATAAGCTCTAAAGTGAAGATATTCGACTTACCCTATATCAGTTTGCAGTAGTTCTACATATAAAGTTTTTGTCTTAACACATACTTCAAAATTGAAATTAGAAAAAAGTATAGTGTTATTTCCTCGACTATCAAATATGGTTGCGCTGCTACTCTGCGACCGTTAGCGCTATACGTTCCATTTCGCCCATATACAACAAAGGCACGCTCTTTTATGGGCGTGCTTGTTGTTGTGTTTTGATGTCCTAAGGAAAGAGTGAGTAGTAGTCGCTTAGTGGCAACTTCTACACTTTATATTATACCTTATAGCGAACGCACTCAATACGGACAATCACGGACATTTGCGGACATTACTGGACAAGTTTTCGCCCAAACTCCAATAATGCCTTTTGTTTATATCTCTTAGCCTGTTTCGTTGAGTAACACCCAATCATTTTATACGCATCTTCGGTTGTATTATTGAGTACAAACTCATAACGCAAGATGATTGCCCCTAGCTTTTCATCTAGTGCATCTATCTTAGTGATCGCATCGCATTTTAATTTTGATAACTCATCAATACGCTTATCACGTTCTGCGACTGTATCAAGAAATCTAGCTACACTACCCTCTAACCCTTGTGGAGTTCCACCGCCGGTTACTCTATCCTTTGAATAGTCTATAGCACCCATAGACGTAAGGTTTGCTCTTAACTGATTGATTTCTTCTTTGATAGATGCAATTTGTACATCTACCAACTTAACTGGTTGTAGATATTCCATAGCTATTTCTATTAGTTTCTTTTCGTCTAATTCGTTCAAATATTACTCACCACCAAACATAACACCAGCACCAAAGATAATTAATATAATACCAATTATCGCCTGTACGAATAACATTCGCACACATCCCTCTTCAAACGTATCAAAGGCATCGTTTAAAATCGCTGCTAAAAAAGGCGAAATACCTAATATCATTCCAATTGTAATTAAATTTTCAGCCATCTGTTTATACCTCTGCTAGTTTTGCATAGTTCCAAGACATTACATCTTCATCATTATTAGTACTCCAAGATGTTGTACCGCATAACCAAGCATATACTTTACCATCTTTAAAATATGCAAAATATCTTTTCTCCCAATCATCTTGTTCATTTGCTTTAACCAATATAGGTGTATCAACCTTCACTTTAGACCAATCAACAATGCCTAATTCCTCTTCGATGCTAAATACCTCATTTGGTTTTAGCTTAGGCAGTATTTTTATAAACCCAGTTGCACCAATACGCTTTTCGCAACTACTTATCCGTACTTCATCCACATCATCAAACATGACTGGCTTTTCATTCGTTAGGTATATGTTATCGTAATTATCCGCAACAATATATCTCCATCCAGCATCATATAGCTTTTGAAACAGCCACTCCATACCTTTTTCATCTGTGATCATACTGTACCCACGCTCCTCTATCCTCATTCCATCTAAATTCAACTACATCATATATTTCAAAATCATCAATGCTTTCTCTTACTTTACCTATATAGAACACATCCTCTTCACTCTCTACTGTAAGCTGGCACAAGAAATCAAATGCATCTTGATAGCTTTGAGGTGCTATGTAAAAGTCGGAGTGTTCAACGTAACCGCTATAACTTTCCATTAAAGCCACCCAGCCAGCAACAAAAAGGAAATTAATAAATTAGCTCCACAAGCTAATGGTGTTATGTTTTCATCATCCGTTATAGAACACATAACAAGATTGTTTATCGCAAGTGCTACAACAACTAATTTCCAACACAGTAATTCATCCATTCTTCCACCTTATAACCCTACCATTATGCACTTAATACCTTTTTCAACTATATAGTCCATAAGTTTTATTAGCTTGCCATACTCTTTATCTGTGAGTTTTCCTACACTATAAGCATTATCCACTTTGCGCTTAATTTCGTTTAAACTTTCAAGGCTATAAGCGGAAAGTATATACTGCCTAGTTTTTCTGTAAAAAGTACTCATACTCACCTCTTATGATAGGGCGGATATTTCACCGCCCATACCTTAACCAATCAATACTTTAATCAACACCACAAACCCAAACAGTAAAACAAATATCGATATACCTATGATCGCATTGAAGAATAACTCTTGCATATATCTAAATGCATTTCTATTAACTTCTGCATTCATATTCGCCATCGCTTTTAAATCTTTTGTTTTTGTTTCTAGTGTTTCTATATTTCCTGTATATTGCCTAATAGGTGTACACATATTATTTTCCAGCTTTCAACTCTTCAACTTCTGCCACTAATTGAGTAACCAATGTTTCAAGTTCTTTAATTTTGCCTTTATGGTTCAATTCGTATTCGCTACCTTTACCTAATCTGAAGTTCACACTAGCATTTACCATTTTTTCAGAACCAAGTGTACCGCCTACGCTAAACATTACGTGTTCGTTTGGTGCGTAAAAACCACCTAACGCTACTGCACTATGCCCTTTGTAGTGTCCGTAACCAACGGAGAATGTCATTTTATCGTCTTTGTTGTATCCAAGATAATGAAGTGCGGATAACGCTGCATTCGCTGCACCAGCTTTACCAATTTCACGTTCTATATTTCGTGTCATTCCTCGTTCTAGGCTTTCGATGCGATTTTCATGATTTTCCAATACGTTCGCATGGTCTACTAAAGTTTGTTCGTGAGATTGTAATTGTTGTTCGTGATTGTTAATGATCGTTGTGTGATTGTTGATTACTGTTTCATGACGATTAATAGCATCTGTATTTGCTTTGATGTTGCCAGCATTTACTTTGATAGCATCTGTATTATCTTGAATGGCTTTAGAATTTACCCCTACACGCTCGTTTGTTGCGTTGATAGAGTTAGTAATCGTTGTGTAATTGTTATCCACCTTAGCGGTTAAATTCTTGATGTTATTTACATTGCGGTCTACACGAATATTCAAGCACTTAATATCTTTATCGTGTTTTACTAATTTAGCACCCATAGATGCGATTTCATCATATGCAGCGTATAACTGGCTACCATTGACTGCATCTGTAGATGCTGCATCAACTTGTCCAGCTGCAACATTTGTAATTTGACGATTGTAATATTTCTCACCACCAAACCCAGCTCTATCTTTAGAACCTACACTCACTACAGATTGAGGGTTTTCTCCAGCGAAAACGTGAGTAACCCCATTCAATACTACTTGTTTTGTAGGTACTGGGTTATCTGTTACAGAATTAGTACCCAACGCTACACTATTACTTTTGTCTGCTACTGTATTATTGCCAATAGCGTAAGCATCCCATGCAGTAGCTTTGCCGTGAGTGCCTACTACTGTTGCACCCTGACCTGCGGTTTCGGAGTTAGCACCGATTACCACTTGTTCTTGGTCGCTATTTGTTTTGTTGTTGTAACCGATAATTGTTGTTTGGTTAGCACTTACTGTTCCGTTATTGCTACCGATAACGGTTGTATCGTTACCGCTAACTTTGTTATCTCGACCTAAAACGATTGTGCTTGTACCTGTAACTACAGTATTCACACCTAATGCTGCGGAGTTGTAACCACTAACCACAGGTGCAGTAGTGTTTGGTTCTACTTGACCTACTACCAAACCATTCGCAAATGTGCTACCTGTAACTGCTGCCATAACCATTGTTGCTAATACTAATTTATTGTTCATGTTGAATTTCTCCTTTAAATTAATTGTTTTCAAAAATTTATTTGCCTGTGCTGCCATAACCACCAGCACCACGTTCTGTTTCGCTTAGTTCATCTACCTCTACTACATCGACCAATTTAATTGGCACGATGATTAGTTGTGCGATGCGATCACCTCTAGCTATTGTGTAATCTTTACAAGATACATTCTCATACACGATGCTAATCTCACCTCTATAATCTTCATCGATTATTCCAACGCTATTTGCACATCGTAGCGGTGTTTTACTTATGCTACTTCTAGGTGTCAATAACCCCATATGGTTTGGTGGAATTTCAACTGCCACACCTAATGGAATTTGTCGCTTACTATCAGCTGGTATCGTTACACTAAACGGACAATATAGGTCTAAACCTGCCGATACTTGCGGTAAATCGGAGTTTACTTTTCCCCTAGTTGGTAGTTGTGCATATTCACTAACCAACTTTACTTTCATTTGTTCCCTCAAAATTCCACCCCTAACATCATCAATGCACGTTTGACTGTTTTATAATCTGCACCAACTTGATAACTGATTGCCCTTAATGACATTCCACTACCATACATTTTTAATAATGAATTTCCATCTAAATCACTTACACGTGTATATGTTTTCTGTGGTTTTGTTCCTTTCAAACCTAAACAACACAATGCTCTACCAGCACTTATGTTTCCATATACGCACGCTGCTAGTGCCAGCCAATTAAGATTATTGTCTGGTACAAGTTCACTCATATTAACCGCCATTACTCCATTCACTCTCCTTATACAATTTGAACCAATCATCTGCACTCATGACTACAAGCCACTTTTGATTGCTCTTTTTCCAAGCTACTATAGGCATATCCCCATTATCTGCTTGTATTGCATCGTGTTCCGCCTGTTCGTATGCTTTACGTACATTCAAGTTTTCAACAAATTTGACTTCTTGATGTACGTTAGGCAGTCCAACACAATCGCTAGCATCACCTGTGTTACCACAATACTGTGCAGTTCTTCGGACTTTATCGAACCCATGCGACCTACACACATCTCGCCACATTCGTTCGCCTCTAGCACCTTTTTGTTTGCTATTTATTGGCAATGATCATCACCCCTCTACATATTGTTCACATCTCTTCAAGATGTCTTTCACCAGCTCCAACGGAATATGCGACCTTGTGTTATATCGATTAATACCAGTAGTATTTAACTTGTTGAATTTAATGGTGTTCTTTATATCATCTTTCAATAACTTCAAATCAATATTGCTACCAAACTTTGTTGGTTTCTTAACTGGGTAATCATAATTGTTGTAGTAAGTTAGGTTTTCATACGGAATATCAAACCCTATTACATTTTTGATGTATTCCCATATCCGCCCATATGCTGGGTTTTCAATCACGAATACTTTGGGTTGATAACGCTCAATGATTTTCAATGTATTGTAGATGCACATTTCACCATTGATACGTGTTAGAAATGACTTGTCATATTTAAATTGGTAGTTCTCATAATCAGCTTGATTTCTGATTGTGAATTTACTTCCTTGCTCGTACTCACCAAATAGGTTTATTGTCATGTCCTTTTCTTGTTTCCAACACGCATTACCACCTTTCATAGCACTTGCCACGCTCCAACTTTCACAAGGTGGACTAGCTAGAATAACATCAGGTCTATCTAGCTTGTCCAAATGCTCCCATAATGCGTTTGGTTTGTGTAGCGTATTAACTGCAAGGTCTTGGTTGATACACGCATCACCAATTCCTATTGATGTGATCGTGTGCCACCCCCCCTCTGTATTCATGTTGTATTCATCTACTGCTTGACGATAGCAGCCGTTGCCATCATCAAATAACCCCCATATATGCATCCTCTTTCCTATTCACCTCTAATCAATCACCATGCATCCATACTTTGCTTTTCTCATGCGATGCTTTACTTTCTTTACGTTATCCCCAAGGTACGCTAACACATCATTTTGTTTGATTGTTTTATCTTGCATCGTTTCCCTTTTGCGTTTATACATTCGGTAAGCTGGACACTTTACATAGCAAGCTACCTCTCTGTATTCGCATCCCTTACATGGTGCATCCATTTAATACTTACTCCTTATAAAAGACTAACCATATTGTCTTTCCCCTACGTTGGCCAATTAGCGGTTCATGTGGTAATAAATGTTTTACCATTGGCAATGTGATTTGTTCCTCGTTCCATTTAAAGATTAGCGTTCCGTTTTGTTTTAACACTCGCCAGCACTCCGATAGTCCTTGTTTTATATCTTCTTGCCATGTTTCTTCTAATCGCCCATATTTCAATGCTAGGAATGATTTATCGCCAGCTTTTAATAAGTGCGGTGGGTCAAACACTACAAGGTAAAAACTTTCATCTTCAAAGGGCATCTTGCGGAAATCTGCGACTACATCAGGTTTTACTATCAATTTCCTACCATCACATAGTGTTGTTTCTAATGTTCGGTTATCCATATAAACAGTTTCTTCATGCTCTCTATCGAACCAAAACATTTTAGAACCACAACACGCATCTAGTATGTTCATTTGTTATCAAAACTTACTCCTTTACATAATCTTCAATACGATAGGTTTTTGTTTCTTGCACTACCCATGATTTGTTTTCGTACCCATGACGTTTTTCCCATGCTTGGAATACTTTTGTTAGTTCTTCGCTTAGTTCGTCCATGTGTTCGTTCTTAACATCTTTCATGTAATCATCTGAATATTCTGCAATTTCATCATCTAAGTTGTAATCAAGCACATTCCAAATCGCTCGTTCACCATCTACTTCAGGCACGTAGTAATAAGGATGCCCAACTCTTACCACCTCAACATCACATTCCCCAAAATAACCATGATCACTATCGTATACACCAAACAAATCTTTTTGGTATTCCAAATAATCTTGGATAGCATCTTTAATGCTATTTTGCGGTTCACCAGCTACTTCATCTTCACACCAACAATATTTTGTTTTATCTTTAACTAGCATTGTTATTTACCTTTTCAACTCTATACATTCAATAATGCAATTTGCAGGCGATACGGAAATAAATCTTTTTCGTTCATCAGTAAAAGTAATCACTGTTTCGTTTCCTATTTGCACATTTCGTATAGCACGTTCAAATGCTTTTTTATCTTCAAAAGTTTTAGTTTCATATGTGCCTGTTCCACAATTCATTACAATCGTTAATTCAACCATGTTTTTTCACCTCTTAGAACGGAACATTTTCATCTTGCGGTTGTTCAAAACTATCAAAATTGCTAGATGCAGTTTCATCATTTGTTAAGGATGTACCTACAAAGTTTGCCACAACTTCTGTTACATATCGTTTTTGTCCATCTTGTGTTTCGTATGAACGTGTTTGAAGTCTACCCTCTACAAACACTCTATTGCCTTTCCTCAAATTACCAATGCTTTCGCCTAGCTTTCCCCAAGCCACACAGTTGATGAAAGCGGTTTGTTCTTTTGTTTGCCCCTCACTATCTAAATAAGTGTTGCTTGCTGCAACTGTGAATGTTGCAACTGCCTTTCCACTTTGTGTATAACGCACTTCTGGATCACGTGCTAAATTACCCATAATTTGTACTGTATTCATTCAATTCTCCTTTATATCTTTTGCTCGATGCACATTGTTCCTTTGTACACCTTGATGATTTCCTCTAGACTTTCAAAGGTTCGTGCATCTGCTTTCATGATCATTTGCATCTGTTGAGATGCCTCTTCTTGCGTATCTACATTTAGAGGTATCTCAATGGTGATAACCATCTTTCGTTTTTTACTTAGCATTTATCCCCCTTACCAATAACTAAGCTGGTTTAGTTCAGCCTCTACATCATCAATAAACACATCGTAGCTAGGGTGAATATGGCAATCGACTGTTGCCTCATTCCGCATGATTTCTAGCAAGTTTTCAATCTTGGTTCTTGCTTGTGCCTCATTGTTAGCTAGCACTTGAAAGCTAACATTGAATGATACATTCACGCTTACATCAAACTCTTTTACTCTTTCCCTCACGTTTAACCCCCTATTGCCTGTTTCAGAAGTTCCTTACCACTATCTGATAAGTTACTTTGTTCAATTACTTTCGCTACATCTACTGGTTCTTTGGCTACCTCTACTAAGTTACCTGTAGAGGTCATTTCTATTTGCTTTTGACCAGCACCAATCAATGCACGTTCACGTTCAGCTTTGTCCCTTGCTTTTAGCAGCAAGTGATTGTCCTTAATCGAATTAGACAATCTCAATCGCTCACGCTCTCTAATTTCTTGCACTTCGTAGTTTTTAACAAACTGCGCCCTGCATGATGTTTCGTTGAAGTTATCGCCGTTTTGAGGGTCAAACGATTTCCAAATTGCTTTGGCACATTGCTTTGTCAAACCCTCTAATTTATCTAAACCCTTTTCGTAGCCATATGATCGTGCTACTTGATACACCCTTTCCCATGCATCTTGTGCGGTTGGAAGTTCCTCATGTGCATTTACAAAGGCACTTAATGCGGAACATTCCTCTCTAATTTCTGCAATCGTTGGTAAGAATTTACATCTATCAATCAGATTGCTTATCGCTTGTTCAAGGGTAACTGGGTTTACGTTAGATAACTTTGTTACATACAACATCATTCGTTGCTCTGACATATCAGTAGACCACGCTATCTGTAACATCGATAGTGCTTTCAAAGTCTGTTGCTGGTTGTTCAGTATCTACACCCCCTAACTTATTCATCAAGTTATTAACTACGTTGATTGCATCTTCCTTGCTATTCTTTTTAGAATTAGGTTTTCTGTATTCGCTACGTTCCCAAGTCCTAACCGCTGCTTTCCAATCTTTCATGGAGTTCTTTCCTACTTTCCATCCGTTACTTTCGTAGTAGTCAAAGAATTGTTCAGCATTTATATTATTGTTTCTTTCAATGCAGTACTGTTCGATTTCAGATAGAGTAGGTTTTTCAAAACGCTTGCGTTTTGTTGTAGTGCTTGCACTACTATCTATCTCTTTCTCTATCTTTATCTCTTTCTCTAACTCTATCTCTATCTCTGGTGGAGATTTCTCGGAGATTTGTTGGAGATTTGTCTGGACATTTGTCCTATCTGTTTCTATTCGTTGTCTATACTCCCTCTTTCTATCAGCCTCACTACTGCCTTTACCAATGAAGTTTTGAATATCCAACATATAGATAGCACCATTTTCTAGTACATCGATTAGTCCTAAGTCCTTGAAGATTGATAATGCTTGTTTAACTGTTCCTATTTGGTGTCCAGTTACACTTGCCAGCATTTCTGCATTGTATGGAATGCGATCATTAACAACTAACTTTCCATCGTTCTTTAGACTTCGTAGGTAGAGTTTTAAAAGAATATTACTGTACAAGTAGCCGTCTTTCATGCTTTCTAATATCTTCAACTCATCGCTATCAAAGAAATTATCTTTAAGTCTTAGATAGTAATATTTTTTGTTATTGCTCATAGGCACTATCTACCATAAACGTGATCACAAGCGGTTTCTTTATACTGTGGTTTTACTTCCATAATTTCACCAGCACTTACAGGCTTAGCTTTTGGTTGTGTTTGCTTAATCACATCAAGCACATCTTTTAATTCTACGATTTCACCATCATATGATTTATATGTACCTTGCGCTTGTTCTAATTTCGCAATGCGTTTCTTCACGTACAATTCAACTACATCAATTCTTTTCATATTCATCATTCCTTTCCTTAACGATTTCTTGTAATCGCTTTCTAACCTCTTTAGCAAACACCCCATGTGCTATTGGTATATGGCAATGCACGCACAAACAAGCTAAGTTATCCATTGTGCTTTTTCCTAACTGTGAACGGAATACAATATGATGTATCGCTATACCCTCATGACCGCCACACAGTACGCATGAATAGTTATCACGCTCTAGCACTTTAGGTCTATTTTGTTTTAGTAGCTTTTCGTCTTCACGTTTTCTTTTGTTCACTCTCCCACTCCCTAACTAATGATTGGATATAATCGCTATCATCAAGTTTTATTCCAAGCTGGTTGCACTCATCAACTAAGCAGTCAATAAGCCGTTGCATTTCTGCAGTTGTATATACCGATGAACCGTGGTAACACATTATGTTGTGATACCCTTTTAGACTTTGGCATTCGCCAGCATCTTCCGCTAACCAGCCTAGTCCGTGTCCCTGCCATATTTGAATGTATCTTTCTATGGCATCTTCACGTACTGGTACGTAACTAAAGTGGCTACAATCTTTGATTGCTTTCCGGTACACATCCTCTTTTGATGTGTACCCAGTCTTGCTTAATTCTTCCGCTATCTTTTGACATAGAACCCAGCAATAAGCATTAGCGTTCATACTGCGTGATTTTGATCTCTTTTTAATCTCTATCACGTATTCTTTGTCTTTATCTAGCTTGTTTAGATCATTGTCATGTGGTGCTGGTATTACTACCATTACACCTAGTGGACCTCTTAACAGTCCTACGTTAGTTGTTGTCCATTTCATCGCTTAGCATACCTTTGAGCATTCACCCAATTAAACGCTTGTTGGTAGTGTTCTTGTGTTAGTTCAGATGGTTTCTTAACCTTTAATGTTTCCGTTACATAATGGACTAAATCTTCTTCGCTAATACCACCTTGTGTGGCTCTAGCTTTTAGAGTTTGCCAGTTATACACAGTTTCTTGTGTTTGTTGTACTGGCTTTTTGCTATTGTCCATTGTGTCAGCATCTTTAGTATCATCGATGCATAACAACGCATTGAGTGCGTACTTTCTAGCGTAAGATGATGTAGCACCTGTAATTTGGCTTTCATCCATACCTTTTTTTGTATCAGGTTCTCTTGCATATGCAGTCGCACTTACAATCTCTCTACCATCAGTAATTTTTGCGGTAGCTTTTACATAGTATCGCTCACCAATTTGTACGATTTCATCATCAATAAGAAGTGCTAAGTCATGTTCTTTTAACAATGGTTTAACACCCTCTAAAATGTCCTCACAACTGCGGTAGTTGTATTTACCAAAGGAATTGTATTGTCCTTTAGGTGCTTTCAACTTATGTTGAATATCACCAACCCTTTGAATTAAAATTACTTGGCTATCAGTTATTTTTTCTATGTTTTCCATGTTTCACCTAACCAATCTGCAAGTTCATGTGTTTTTCAATTCTTGCACCAGCTACTTCTTGTTCTGCTTTGATTGCTTTCTTGATTGCAACCTTATCGGCAGTAATTGTTGTTTTTCTAAACTCATCAGGCAATGCATACAAATCATCAATTTCTACTGTTTCGCTTTCTTTGTAGTAGCATTTGAATTGTCCAACTTTCTTTTCTGTTAGTTGGTTTTCTTTCATGACATGATCAATGTTATTTTTCAATCGTTCTGTCATGTTTTCTAAAGTCTTAGCTTTAGCACTTAGCCGTTTTGACTCATCCTTAAACGCTTGAATATCGCCTTTTAAGTTACGGATAAACATTGCAGTATTTTCGATTTTTTCATCAATGCTGCAATCTAACATATCCAAAGTATCTTGGATGGCTTGCATATCCTCTTCGGTTTCAGCCACCTCTAACATCGCTTGCAACTCTTTATAATCTTTATTTAGTTCATATAAACTTGGCATTTAAATTCTCCTTATACTTGTGATAAAATATAAGTAGAGATATTTCACATACTCTCTACTAAGTCCGTTGAAACTTCTTCTAAAACTTTTCACAACGGACTTTTTTATTTTCATAAAACGCTATTTCTTCTTCCCATTTACTACTTAGTAACCACATCGTTACACCTAACAGGCTTTGACAAATGAATGTCCACATATCGATGTTATCTAGTTCTAAGCTACCCATACCGCCTACCACTAATAGTGCGGATATAATTTTCATTCCATAACACAACTTAATCATTAATATCTCCTACAATCACTAGCATTTGGCTGGTGATTTTTTTTATTTCACTCTTTAGCTTATGGTTTTCTTTCTGTAAGCTATCAACCTCTGCTTTCAACTTCCTATATGCCATTGGTGTATATTCATCATCTAGTCCTATAAGGCTTTCAACTTCCTTTTTGCTGAACCTAACTCCAGCTACACCTTTTATCTGATGAAGTATGCCTTGATTTCTCATGTTGTATACACTTGTTTCTGTACATTTAAAAAGTTTCGCTACATCTGATACTGTGTAAACTAAACTTTCAACTTCACTCATATATCACTCTCCTATAGGAATTACAGTTAAACTGTAATTTTAGTGTAAAAAAATATTACAGAAAAATAATTCTGTGGTACGGAACACCATAAAGATTTTCAATCTTTTTCAATACATGAACATCTGGGGAAGATTTCCCTTTCTCATAATTGATTAGCGTATATTCGCTAATACCTAGCATTTCTGCTGCTTTCTTCTGAGTTAGTCCAGCATTTACTCTAGCTGCTTTCAAGGTCATTCCATCTTGTACAAAGTTCTCTTGTGTCAATTTATCACCTCACTTTATCTATTTGTTAATTGCATTGTATTACAGTTAAACTGTAATGTCAACAGTTTTTCTGTAAAATACGAAAAAAATAATTGATTTTTTTACAGTTTAAATATATGATATAGATAGTAAATAAAAAATTTAAAAATCACAGAGAGGTGAAAGCAATGAGTGATTTAGGAAATAAAGAAATATTCGCTAAAAACCTAAGATATTATATGAATTTATATAATAAAACTAGAAATGAAGTAGCCAATGATAACAACGTATCATATACAACTCTTGCTAGTTGGTTAAATGGTGATAACTATCCACGCATTGATAAGATTGAAAGATTGGCTAATTACTTTAGAGTAAATAAAGCTGATTTAATAGAAAACAAATACTCTGACAAAGAACCATATTATAATGATCCATCTGTTACAGAATACGCACAAGCCGTAAAAGATAACCCAAATCTTAAATTACTCTTTGATGCAAGTAAGGATATGTCAAAGGATGATATTGAATTTGTAATCAATACTATCGAAATGTTAAAGAAACGTGAGGGCAAATAATATGGAATTACTATTTTCTGTTATATCTATTGTGGCTTATTTCTTTGGTTATCCTACTGTTGCAGGTATTGTAGGTATAATAGCCACTATATTATTTATATTATTCTATTCTAAGCAAAATAAACCTTATGCAGTTTTCGTTCCGTGGTTAATCGTTTCAATTCTACTAAATGTATTATTTATTAATTACAAGCCTAACTTTATATTAAGCGTAGGTATTGTTTCTTCAATGTCCATATGGCTTACTTCTGTTTTGGTATGGTTGTTTAGTTTGATAAATAAATAATGTGGAATTTTATACACATATAATGAGATACAATAACCCCATAAGGGGGAAATGTATATGAATATAGTTTTGATTTACACCAAGTTAAGACCAACTCAAAATGCAGTACTTACTTTAAACGATGATGGCACTTATACCATCTTAGTTAATAGTGATAAGCCTATCGATGTACAACGTAAAGGTATATTACATGAGATAGGTCATATATTACATGATGATATGTATAGTCATGCTCATATTGATTTAATTGAACGCATGGCACACGCAAGGGAAATAGAGTTTGAGGGAATAAACTTCTACACGCATATATTGTGAGGTACATTATGCAATATAACTTCACCATAAGAAAAAAAGACAAAGGCTTTCAAATCATAGTCGCATACAAAGACGGATATAAGTGGAAACAGAAATCTAAGCAGGGTTTTAAAACTAAACGTGAGGCTAAGGAATACGGACACGTTATAGTAAAGGAATTAGATAAAACCGCACTCTTAACCAAAGATACAGAATTAAAAGAATTAACATTCAAGGAATTTGCGGATATGTTTCTTGAAATAAAAAAGGCACACGTTACGCATAGTACATTAACAATGTACAATCACGCTATATGTGCTTACAATTCAATTCACAATATGAAATTGTCAGATGTTAAACCGCTACACATTCAAAATGTAGTAAACAAAATGGCTACATCACCTACTACTATTAATTCGTATTACAAAGTAGTAGAACGGATATTCTACATAGCAATAAACCCATACAAGATTATTTCAGATAACCCATGTACTGGTGTTAGGTTGCCACGCATGGAACGTAAGAATATGATCCATACAATATCAGATGAAGATTTAAACCAGTTCGCCAAATACATGAGGGAAAAATATCCACAAGCCTATTACTTTTTACAGATAGCTAGATATACTGGTATGAGGTTTAGTGAAGTATACGGACTAACATGGAATGATATTAGCCTAGAAAATCGCCAAATTCACGTCAATAAGCAACTTTCTTTACGTAAAGGTGTAATTACATTTGAGAAAACTAAAACCGCCAATTCGGTGCGAATTTTGCCAATTCCGCCTATATTGGAGAATATACTTATAGAATATAAATCACATGAGTTAGAGTTTGAACATGACCTTGTGTTAAACCCTTACAAAAAGAATGGTGTTAAATGGCAAATAAACACATATCTAAAACGCTTTGGAGATAACCTATCAGCACATAACCTTAGACATACCTATGCTACAAAGCTATTAGCTAATGGGTTAGATGTGAAAACTGTATCATCATTACTCGGTGATACACCAGCAATGGTTATGAAAACATACGTACACTATAATGACGAAATGAAAGCAGCAGCATCAAATGCAGTTGCTAATATTTTTAAATAAAATTTTTGACGATTTTTGACGAATTGCTATTTTAAATTTAAAAAGATACAGTAAATAAGCACTTCTTTAAACTTACATTCTTAACGATCATAAAAGGTTATATTGCTTGATTTTATTTCAAATTTCAAAATACGTTATAATAATCAAAGTTTTATATCGTGGTTTATTAAAACCGCTTACACAAAACACAATATTTAAAATTCATTTTTTGACGAATTTTTGACGGCAATAAAAAAAGAGGGTAGCAATTACGCTACCCTCAATTGGTTTTATTTATCTAATTCTACTA